TGAGAAGGATGGCTTTGACCACATGAACGACGCACTTGGTTATGCGGTGGAGTATCTATTCCCAATTAGAAAGGCAAACGCGCCGCAAGCCCCGCAGAGGTGGACGTAAATGTATTACGAAGACATTGAATACCAGCACCCCGATTATGAAAATAATATCGCTCGCTGGGAGTTTTACCTCCGAAGCTACATGGGTGGGCAAGACTATAGAGATGGGTCATACCTGACTAGCTACCTCAACGAAGACAAGAACGCCTACAGCAGACGACTAGCACTAACGCCGCTCGACAATCACTGCCGTAATGTCGTGCATGTCTACTCGTCATTCCTGTGGCGTGTACCCCCTACTCGTAACTATCAGCAGATGGAAGGCAGTGCTGACCTAGAGGCGTTTCTAAAGGACAGCAACCTCGACGGGCAGAGCTTTAACAGCTTCATGCGTGAGGCACAGATATGGTCAAGCGTATACGGCCATGTCTGGATTATGCTTGATAAGCCGCAGTCAACAGCAGGCACACGGGCAGAGGAACTGGCGCAGGAGATTCGCCCCTACGTCACGCTAATCACGCCTGAGAATGTCTACGACTGGAAGTACGAGCGAATGCCTAGCGGTCGCCATGAACTGACCTACATGAAAGTTCGTGAGTCAGTAAACCGTATTGACGGCACAACGACCGAGACGTATTTCAGAATCTGGACACGCGAGACGATACAGCTAGTGCGTTATCACGGTGACGAGGCTAACGTCATCGAGACTATCGACAACCCCATCGGCAAGATTCCAGCAGTACACCTACCCTCTAACCGCTCAGTGGTACGCGGCATTGGCATTAGCGACATCAGTGACATAGCCTACATGCAACAGGCTATCTACCAAGAGCTATCGGAAATCGAGCAATTGATTCGCATCTCTAACCACCCAACACTGGTTAAGACCTACGACACGGACGCTAGTGCAGGTGCAGGTGCGGTAATTAACATCAGCGACGATATGGACGGCGCACTCAAGCCGTACCAGATGCAACCCTCTGGCGCTAACCTAGACGCCATACGCGCCTCTATCGAAGACAAGATTGAGTCGATTAACCGCATGGCACACATGGGCGCAGTACGTGGCACAGAGGCAATCACACAGTCAGGCGTGGCAATGCAGACAGAGTTTCAGATGTTAAACGCTAAACTCGCTGAGAAAGCTGACATCCTTGAGTTAGCCGAAGAGCAGTTATGGCAGTTGTGGTGTACATGGCAGGGGCATCCGTTGCACGAGGTAGAGATTGACTACCCTGACAGCTTCGATATCCGTGACTACGATTCTGAGCTTCGCTTTTTACAGCAGACACGCGCAAGCGGCGTTAAGTCTGTCACTTTGCTTCGTGAGATTGACAAGAAGATTGCTGACCTCGTACTGGATGACAATGTACTTGCACAGGCGCATGAGGAGATTGAGACTGCTACGACAGCGGTTGGTGACTTTGCTAAAGAGACTCAGATTTACAAGTACCACATTGATAGCGGCCTAGTGACACCTAACGAGGTGCGCGAGAAGATTGGGCTTGATGAGATTGCTGGCGGCGACCAGTTAGTCGAGCCAGTGCAAACGCTGACTGATGGACAGTGAGGAACTTACACGCGCATTAGAACGGGCGACCTCGGAGCATGAGCGTCGCCTTTTGCTTGCTATGGAGTCGCTACGTCTAAGGCTGACAGATGCGCTTGCTGGCCTTCCGTTACGTGACGGTGTGCTGTTTGACCTAGATGCCGCACTTGCCCTTAGAGCGCAAATAGACGGCCTTGTACGCGATGAATACCTGACGGTCATTGATGACATTATCCGCGAGTACCCTGACGCTGTAGCACTGACGCAGGAGTTTATGGAGCAGTTCGCCGACTTCCGTGTACCGCAGTCAGTCATCGGACAGCTTCAGCAGTTCAGTTTCACGGGTCACGAGGCATTGGCTGACGACTTTGCAGAGGCGTTGTACCAGCAGGTATACAACAACACGCTGTCGGGTACGCCATTCAGCGCAAGTCTTGACGAGCTAAATAGTCTTTTGACCTCTGACTTGCAACGCTACTCAGGCACTATGTTGCACGATGCACTGTTTGAATTTAGCGCTACCTTGGTAGCCGCAAGCGCGGCAGAGGCAGGCATTACCAAGTTTCGTTACGAAGGTGATACGATTGAAACAACGCGGCCCTTCTGTGAAAAGCATGTCGGCAAGGAGTACACGACAGACGAGATTTACGAGATATGGGACGACTCGTGGAAGGGCAAACGCTCTGGCGACCCGTTCCGTGTAAGAGGTGGTTACAACTGTCGGCACTGGTGGGTGCCTGTACCTGAATAGGAGGACGTATGCCGTACCACAAGAAAGACAAGCGCAAGAAAAAGCGCAAGTCACGCTAATTTGATACAATTAACCCTACTCGAAAGAGGATTCGTAACATGAGCGATGAAATCATGGCAGACGCGGTAACTGACGCCGCAGTGGAAACACCAGAAGTTCAGGACTTAAAGACGTTCACGCAAGAAGAGTTAGACCGCATAGTGGCTGACCGTGTTGCTCGCACCAAGCGACAGTACGAGAAGAAGCTAGACGGTATCGACCTCGACGAAGCTAAGTCACTTCTACAACGTCAGCAAGAGGCTGAAATTGAGAAGCAGAAAGAGCGGGGAGAGTTCGAGTCAATTCTGAAGCAGACCGTCGAAAAGAAAGACTTAGAAATCAGGACTTACAAGCAACGCCTCGAAACGCAGTTAGTTGATGGGGCATTACTGTCAGCGGCAAGCCGAAACAATGCAGTCTCGGCAGAGCAAGTCAGTCAGTTGCTACGTGGCTCGGTTCGGCTGTCTGAAGACGGCACCGCAGAGGTTCACGATGCGAACGGAACGCCACGATACAACGACAAGGGCGATGCTCTTACTGTTGACGAGTTGGTCGGTGATTTCTTGTCAACAAACCCGCACTTCGTTAAGGCGTCATCTGGTGGCGCTGGCTCGCAGACTGCGGTAGGTGGTTCCACGTCGAAACCTATGTCGGCGGTAGATATGGAAGCTAACTGGAACAACGGTGGCAAAGAGGCTTACCGTGCAATGATGTTAGCTAAGAAATAAACCGCTTACTTAGGAGACTACAATCATGGCGGCAACTACTAGTTCAACTTTAGACGACCTGTTTGCAAACATCATCATGCAGGCTCGTTTCACAGCCGAAGAGAATTCACTCATGGCTGGCCTTATCACTCGCTACGACATCGGCAACGTAGCTGGTACAACTATTCAGGTACCAAAGTACCCAGCAGTCACTGCGGCTGACTTGACTGAAGGCACTGATATGTCTTCAAGCACTGTTAGCACGTCTGGTGTCACTGTTACTGTCGGCGAAGTTGGTGCGCAGGTATTGCTCACTGACATCGCGGCAATGGGCGCTGGCAACCCTGCACAGGAGCTTGGCACTGTACTTGGTAACTCTATCGCTACTAAGATGGACAAGGACATCATCGCTCTGTTTGATGGTTTCTCTACTTCATTGGGCGGCGCTGGTACTGAGATTACTGTTGCAGACCTGTTCAAGGCGGCGGCAACTCTGCGCAATGCTAAGGCGACTGGCCCTGTCTACGCAGTTGTTCACCCATTCCACGCGTATCAGTTGTCAGCTAACTTGACTAACACCTTCGCAAACCCCAACGGTGGCGACCTACAGAACGAAGCAATGCGCAACGGCTTCGTAGGTTCTATCGGCGGAATCGAGGTTTACCAGTCAGCTAACATCACACCTGACGGGTCAGACGATGCGAAAGGGTGCGTTTTCACCAGAGAGGCAATGTGCATCGCTATGAAGCGTGACTTCAACCTCGAGACTGAGCGTGATGCGTCTAACCGTGCATTCGAGCTTAACGCTACTGCCGTATACGGTGTTGGCGAGCTTGATGACAGCTACGGTGTTGAAATGCTGTTTGACGCGGCACTCTAAGATGTATGCGGCCCTTCGGGGCCGCTTTACTCTGAGGATTATATGGCAGTCACTTATCGAGGTGAACGGTTTGAGGATTACAACGTAGCAAAGACTACGCCACGACATCCCAATAAATCTCATGCGGTATTGGCTCGCTACAAAGGAGTTATCAAGCTAGTTAGGTTCGGTGCTAAAGGCGCGAAGACTTACCCACCAAAAGACGGTGAGTCTGCCCGCGACAAAGCAATGCGAGCGGCTTGGTACGCAAGACATGAAAAGAACCTGCGCAATGCAACACCGCTCGACGCGGTATATTGGTCTGCTAGGATAAAATGGTGACGACATGGCATTTAGCACTGACGACGATTTAGAAGCGATTGTCCCTGACATTTTTGACTTAGGCATTCCAGCGTTTACCGCTGAACATGCAAAAGCACAGGCAGACATTGAGCGTGAGATTCGCAATCGCTGGTGGCACCGTAAGGGCATACAGGGTGAGATGGTTGCAAGCTATTTGACTGAGTCACAGTGGACACGAAGCGCGGCATATCTTGTATTGTGGAAGTACGCATTACCACAGCTAACTAACTGGGTTGATGATGACCGCTTCTTGCAGATGATTGACTTCTATAAAGCGCGTTATGGTGAGGAGTTAGACGCAGTATTCCAAGATGGTGTCGAGTACGACGCAGACAACGACGGCACTGTCACCGACAAAGAAAAAGAGCCTGTAGCGCTTAACCGCCTAGACCGATGATTACTGTAAGCATAGACACAAAGCCTCGCGACCTGCGCAAAATGGTGCAGAAGCTAGGTCGTTTGTTTACCAAGAACCACAAGCGAGCAATGCGCAGAGCGGCGGCAGAAGGTGTCAACCGCATCAACAAGCGCACTAACCTTGGACTTGATATAAACGAGCAACCTTTTCGTCCATACTCTGAAGCATACAAAGGGTTTAGGCAGAGCAAAGGTAGGCCCGTCGATAAGGTTAAGCTGATATTTACAGGCAAGATGCGCGGCTCCATGATGTCAGGGCTACAGGGACAAGACGGCTTGATATTCTTCAGCAAAAGCGCAGAGTCTAAGAAAGCGGCGCTTAACAATCGCAGGCGACCATTCTTTGGCTTGAACCGTAAAGACACGCGCGCTATTCGCGATGTTTACTTTAAAGGACTGAAGATATGAGCGTAAGGGAGAATGTAGCGGCCAACCTAGTCACGACGCTAAAGGCAATATCGACGCCTAATGTGAAGAAGGTGACGCGTGAGCCATTCGACTTTGATAAGCTGTCTAACGCACAGTTTCCAGCAATATTAGTACGCACAGCAAACGAGACACGAGAAGACGCCAGCATGGGCGGCAGTGCTACGAGTCGGCATGGCACTATCGACTATGAGCTAGTTTGCTTTGTGAAAAACAAGAACATCGACACAGCCCGCAATCAGATTGTTGAGGCTATCGACGAAAAACTTGACGATGATAGGACGCGTGGCGGTCACGCTATAGATACGCAGGTTATTAGCGTTGAGGTAGATGATGGTACAATAGACCCCATAGGCGGCGTTATCGTTACCGTTCAGATTCTTTATTCATACACACGCGGCGACGCGTAAGGGAGAAAATTCATGGCTACACATAAAGGCTCAAGCGGTTCAGTGAAGGTTGCCGCTAGTGGTGGAACAGAAGCAGTTGTTGGTGAGGTTCGCTCGTACTCTATTGATGAGACGGCTGACACTATTGAGGACACTGTAATGGGTGACTCAGTTAAGTCATACCTGTCTAGCCTCAAAGACGCGACCTTAACTATCGACGCGCTTTGGGATGACGCAGACGCACAGCACTTAGTGCTTGATTCTGGCGCGGCTATTGACTGGGAAATTCACCCAACTGGCACAGGCACTGGCGAGAAGTACTACGCAGGTGCTGGCATCGTGACTGCTAAGACTATCTCTGCATCGTATGACGGTCTGGTAGAGGCGTCATTCTCTGTGCAGGTATCAGGCGCAATTACTGAGTCAACTAACTAATGGGACTCGCTAAAGAGTTACGAGCGCGGCGCAAGCAGTCTCGCCGTAAAATTAGCGTTGCAGAGTGGGCTGATGATGACGGGCCGTTTAGCCTGTATTGTCGTCCACTTACTTGCTATGACCTCAACGAATTGCAGAAGCGTCATCCACAGGTAATGCAGAACCCTAGCATCGCCGCAATGGTTGACCTGATTGTCATGAAGGCAGAAAGCAAAGATGGCGAAAAGCTGTTTACCTCTGCCGAAGATAAGCTCGATTTAATGGGGGAGGAGACAACCGTTGTCTCAGGTATTGCCAATGAGATGTTTGGCACTATCGAGTCAGTTGAGGATGTCGAAAAAAACTAAGAAGCGGTCAGTCTAGGTTAAATCTCATTGCACTAGCTGACCGCCTACACAAGACTATCGAAGAAGTAGAGCAGATATCGGTTACTGAGTTTCATGAGTGGCTCGCTTACTTCAAGATTATGAGCGAGTCGAAAGATGGCAACTGAGTCTGTAAGCATTGTAATCAAAGCGTTTGACCAAACGCAGAAAGCCTTGCGCGGAATCAAAGCCGCCTTTGGCAAACTCTCCAAAGTATTCTTCAGCTTTAAGACCGCTCTGGTCGGCGCTGTAGGCGCTGGCGGTTTGGGCCTGCTGATTAGTCAGTCGCTAAAGTCTATTGATGTTCTAGCTAAGACGTCGAGCAGGATAGGCACGACGACCGATGCCCTAAGCAAACTGCAATATGCTGGCGAGCTAGCTGGCATAGAAACCAACACCCTCAACATGGCAATGCAACGCTTTGTTCGTCGTACTGCGGAAGCGGCAGACGGCACAGGCGAGGCCGTTAGCGCCTTTAGAAAGCTACGACTAGATGCAGAAAAGTTACAGCAGGTGCCGCTTGATGAGCGTATGAAACTGCTGGCAGAGGCGTTTAAGGAATTAGGTAGCGAAGAAGAAAAGCTAGCCGTCGCGTTTAAACTGTTCGACTCCGAAGGTACTGCTGTCATTAACATGCTCAAGCAGACTGGCGACGAAATGGATGCTGTCTTTAAAGAGGCAGAACAGCTTGGTTTAGTCCTGTCAGAAGAAACAGCGCAAGGTGTAGAGGACGCTAACGACGCGTTTACTCGCTTACGCGCTTTATTCCGTGGCATGGTATTGCAAATAACTGCCGCTGTTGCGCCTGCTTTAGAGTCATTGTTCACGCATTTAAAAAACTTAAAGTTAGAGGCGCTGGACGGTACTGACGGCGTCGAAGGCTTTGCAAGAGCTATAGTCGATAAGTTCCTGTCTGCTGTCCGCTCAATGATTGTTGGCATAGCTCAGGTACACACTGCTTTCAACAATTTAATTTATGACCTAAACGTAGCTGTTTTTGATTTCCGACGCATATTTGGTTTAGATGGCTTGTCAGACGCTGGACAAGAAATGCGTAAGGAAATTATAAGCATAAACGCAGGGTTGCAGGCGATTGCAAAAGCGCAACAAGAAGACACTAATTTTGACCCAGCATATATTTTAAACAAGCTGGGTTACCCCTCTGTAGAAGCGGCAAGGGCTGAAGCTAATCGACTGATTGCAGAAAATGACCGAATTGTCGCGTCACTGCAAAGACCTGTTAAACCCGAAGCACCTGATTATTCTGCATGGCTTGCAGAGTTTGACCGTTTGCGCGCTGGTATTAAAGAAACCACTAGCGATACGGAAGCCGCTATAGCAAACATAACTGTCACTGCGCAAAAGCCGTGGTATATGGGATTAATTAACGGCGTCAAAATGTTTGGCAACTCACTCGATGAGTTAGTCAATGAGAAGCTACCTGACTTGAAGCAGATGGTCGATAGCTTCGCTCTGCAAACCATGAACAACTTTACACAGGCATTTGTGGATGGCGTGACAGGCGCTAAGAAGTTTGGTGACGCTGTCCGTGGGCTAGCAAAGAGCATCGTAGATTCGCTGATAAAAATGCTGGTGCAATACTATCTAACCGAACCGCTGTTTAGAGCATTACAGGGTGGTATTGGGTCGTTCTTTGACGGCGGCAGTTTTGGTAAAGGGTTCATGGATAACCTTAAGACACGGGCAACTGGTGGCCCTGTGTCAGGCGGTACACCTTACTTGGTTGGTGAGCGCGGCCCCGAGCTTATGGTGCCATCAAGTAAT